TAAAAATTGAAGCCAATAGAATAATCGAACAAAATGCAAAAGAACACGACATAAAAGCTATTACCGACATCGGAAACAAGATAATAAAAAGATATAGTCTAAAATATTGTCCTTGTTGTAAAGCACACTCAAAATAAAATGAAACTAACTAAAAAAATAACAGACACTGAAACATTATATTTTAAAAATGGTGTTAAGAAATATTCTCACTACAAAGGAAGGAATGTTGAAAATTGTATAGGATTTGAGAACTCAGCCTTTCTAGAAAATGATGAGGACTATGAAAGCTGGAGAGAATACAACAACAATAACGAAGTCCACTACGAAAATAGTGAAAACTATGAATACTGGAAAGAATACGACAGCAATAATAATGAAATTCATTTTAAGGACAGTGATGGTTTAGAAACTTGGACTGAGTATGACAAAAACAATAACCAATCTCACTACAAAGATAACAAAGGTTTTGAAATTTGGAATGATAAAGATAGCGACACCCAATGCAAAGAAGAAGAATTTGACGTTGAGCCATTTACTTTTAAAAAAACCGATGATTTAGAAGAAGAGACTCTACCAGAATTCCAAGAAAGATTTTTGGACTTTGCCAATTTTCAGCCGTTTGCTTTGGGTAGTTTACTTACAGAAGATGTTATGATAAGTGAAGATTTACAATTGCAAATGCGTAATTTAGGGTATAAAGGAAAGTTTGTACTATCTGAACTTATAGAAGCTTGTGGAGATAAGTTTCCTTTTCTTGGAAGAAATGTTGACAATAAATGGGCGTGTTGCGACCCCGATTCTGGTAACTACAACACTATTACAGAAGGTGATACAACAGAAGAAAGTGTTGCAAAATTATGGTTAAAATTAAACAAATAACATGGACTTTATTTTACTAATCTTAATAATCATCTTTGCTCCAATTATAATACTATGGTGGGCAATAGCATATGTTGTTTTATTTGTAGCTGGTATCGCTATTATCGGAATAAGTGACTTCTTTCATAAGAAATGATAAGCATCTCCGTAATGGCAAGTGAAGAACGCAAACAATTCTTTCCTTATCTAAAGGAGAAGCTCGGAGATGTTCCATTTGCGATTGATGCACCAAGAAAAGACTCAAAGAACATTGGAGTCTGGGCTAACTGTATGAGAGCATGGTCTATGCACGACAAATCAAAAGACTTTCACCTAGTAATCCAAGATGACGCAATTATCTGCGAGAACCTACTTGAAAGGATAGAAGACTTAATCAAAAAGACAACTGGAAATTACGCCTACTCTTTATACTTTGGAGATGAACTCGCTACTACAACAGAAGAAAAAACAAAATCACAACAGGAAGGGTTTATCATAAGAAATCTACTTAATTCAGGAGTAGCAATAATGTTGCCGACTAGCAAGATAGAGCGTATAATGAAGATAGCCAATAGGAATAATACCAACATTGATGACGCTAATATTGGAAGTGCGTTACAACAACTAGGAATGAAAACAATATACCCTGTACCCTGCTTTATAAACCATAGAAGCTGTAAAGAAACTTCTTCGTTAGTAACAAGAGGCGAATCAGAAAGAACTTCTAAATACTTTATAGACAAATGATAAGCATATTAATCCCATCAGTAATAGAAAGAGCAAACACTTTCCTACCAAAGATTTTAGGTCAATTAGAATTTCAATATGAAAGACTAAGCGACGGAGACAAAGAAAAAGTAGAAATACTAACTCTTATTGATAACAAGAAAACAATGTTAGGAGAGAAACGAAATGTAATGTTGTTTATTGCTCAAGGTGATTATGTAGTATTCGTAGATGATGACGACAGGGTATCAGATGATTATATTAAAACCTTACTTGAGGCGACTAAAGATAATTCAGACGTTATTACGTTCAAAGCAGAGGTTTCGTTAAATGGAAAAGAACCCAAAGAATGTACTTACTCGATGGACTTTAAAGCAGATAGCAAGCTTGATAATAAATATCAAAGACTACCAAACCATATATGTTGTGTTAAAAGGGAAATAGCACTAAGCGTAAAGTTTCCGTCAGTCGTTTACGGAGAAGACTCAGCATATTCTAAACTTTTAAAACCTATTCTAAAAACTCAAACTTTTATAGACAAAATTCTTTACTATTATGACTACAACGCTAAAACTACAATAAAGCAACACCAACTAGAGAAAAAAAGACTATGGATTTAATAATAATTTCAAATGCAATAGAAGACAGGTTTAGATCACTGACACAAAATGCCATCGACTCGGCTTTAGAAACTACCAAAGGGCACAATGTAAGAATAATAGTTGTAGAACAGCAACCAATAAACTACAACGTAGAAACTATCCATTACGACTTTGAATTTAATTATAACAAGGTTGCAAATCTGGGTGCAAACAAAGGAACTAATAAATATATAACAATCTCAAATAACGATGTCATATTTAAACAGGGCTGGATAGAAGCATTACTTAAAGCAAACCTACCCGTAATGTCGCCTGTATGCCCTCTAAACCCTCGCCAGAGAGATTTAAAACACGATGTGGAAGGTAATGACATTGCACTACATTTTAGTGGCTGGTGTTTCACAATACAAAGAGATATTTTCAATAAGATAAACGGATTTGATGAAGACTTTGGGTTCTGGTATGCAGATAACGCTACAGTAAAACAATTAAACAAAATAGGAATTACCCCAACTCTAATAGTAGATTCAAAAGTAGAACATGTAGGTTCTCAAACTTTAAAAACATTAAGCAAAGACGAACAGTATGATAAAACTCAAGGTCAATCAAGAAAGTTTAAAATGAAATATTTAGTTTAAAAGTATGGTATAATATAAGTAATATGGCTAGACCAACAATATACTCCGAAGAAATTATAGCGAAGGTAGAGGAATACAAAAATCTTGAAATGCCTTATGAAGACGAGGTTATTCATAGCATCGAAGGACTTGCTGTTTATGCTGGTATAGCACGTTCAACACTTTATAAATGGAAAGATGAAAAAGGAAAAGAGGAGTTCTCGGACATTTTTGAAGAAATACTTGAAAAACAAGGCAGAAGTCTATTTAATAATGGCTTGAATGGTAAATTTGCACCTACTATAACTAAAGTAATTTTAACTAAGCATGGGTATAGAGAGGGAATTGAAACAACTGGTAAAGACGGAAAGGATTTAAACGTAAATATAATCACTGTAGATGAAAGGGTAAAGGAAATCTTTAATGATAAATGATAAATAAAGACAAACTAAAACCTGTTATAAAAGAAGCAGAACTCGGCAATCAGGAAAGCATTGCTGTGGTTCGCGAAGTATTAAAACCCTTAAAGACTGATAGCGTAGATGAGATAGTAGAGAAGATAGGTTTATTCATTCGTTTAATCTTTATTGCTTCTCTAGTTTACAAGGACTCAATTCATCACAAGCAAATTGACCGAGCATACGCAGAGCAGATACGTTCATATTTAAATACAGGTAGACCACGCTATAAGGGAATGGCTTTTATTGGTTATCGTGAATCAGCGAAAACGAGTAGGGTAAAGTTCTGCGAAAGTTATTTAACACTTTACCTAGCAGACCTAATTGACTTCACTACAGTTATTTCAGAAGACGGAAGCAATGCCGACCAGTTCAATATGGATATGTTTAACACACTAGCATTTTCACGCATCGCCAAATACTATCCCGACATAATCTCGCTAGAACAGAAAAAGAACAAGGAAAGCCAGACCATTTCAAAGTTTACTACCAAGACAGGAGTAACATATACCTCTAGTTCAGCTCGCAAGACTCGTAGAGGTGCTGTAAAGGTAGACATTGATGATGAGGGCGATGTTGAAACCAAACGTCCAAAGAAGGTTATATTTGACGATATAGAGAACGAAACAACTATAATGTCAGCAGTTATATCAACGCAGATTTTAAGAGTTATGAACGCTACCATTGACGGACTAGACCAGACTTCAGGCTCATGGATCTTAATGGGAAACTATTTATCTCTAAGAGGTAACGTCGCAAGGTTCATAACAAAATACAAAGATGACGAGAATTATTTTGTACTGCTAATACCAATCATGGACAGTCTTGGACAACCTACATGGGAGGGAAAGTATGTCAGGACTGATAAAGAAGAACGGGAACTATCCGAGCAGGGAATCACGAGAGTATCTGTTGAAACAATCCAAAGAGAAAGCGATAACTTTGACACCGAATATTTAAATAACCCCAGCCGAAGTTCAGTTTACTTTGACGATGACTCTATCGAAGCCCTAGACAAAGGCGAGTTCATAGGAGAATCTGCTAGAGATGAATCAGGACTCTTAACCATTGAACAGCCAGATAAGCAAAGCGTTTATATTATGAGTGTTGACTGTGCTAAAGGAAACAAAGGCGACCAGAGTGCTTTTGTTATAATCAAAACCAACGGAACTAGATACGAAGAAGTGGCTAACTTTACTTCAAACACAATCAGCCCAGAGAAGTTCGCTCCGTACTCATCTAACATCGCCAGAAAATATAACAACTGTTTAATAATCCCAGAAAACAATTATCCAGGTAATGAATACATTGCATTTCTATCCCCTATCTATAACAATATATTTATCAGTGAAAAAACTATTGTGGACGGAGAGGAAAAGGTTGTGTATGGCGTATCGACAAATTTAAAAACCAAACCCGAGATGTTTATAAACGCCAAAAAGATATTGTCTAGCCACCTTTTAACGGTAAACAGTCAAATCCTTTTTAATCAGTTCGCAGAATACCCAAAGCAAGATATAAATACAATAAAACAAAAAGACGGAGGCGGTGGACACTGGGATATTTTAATGGCGACTTGTATAGGACTGTACAAAGCAGGAGTCATAGGGTTAGAATCAGGAAAATATGATATAATAGATATTATCCTTAATGACTCTATTAACAAGGCTTTTAAATCTCAAGGAAATAATAAATAAATATGAAAGATGAAGACAAAGTAAAATTACTAGAATCGGTACAAAAAACAGTCGATGATTTCAATTCTGGCTATCTAGAAGCTGATATGGGTTACAAGTTTAGAACTAGAGATTTTCTAAACATAGTATTCCTATACTCAAATTCAGTAGATGTTAAAAATCCTGATATTCTGGGCTCAGATAACAGAAATACTTTTGTCTTTGAACCACTAGCACAAATAGAAAAGATTAAAG